TGTCTCTAAGCATTTTTGATCTACAAGGAGATTATCGTTATCAACAATAGCAGCCACATGAGCGATACCGTCCAGGACAGACTTTTTGGCGTTAATGGTGGAAATATCATAATTCTGAGCGAAATCAAAGCGAGTTTGCTGAGCTGCAGCATCAATATAGATATAATCAATACTCCATTTGTCCACAAGTCTTCGTATTTCTGTCGCGTGTTGTTCTGTTGTTTTTTCCGCATCTAAGTATTCGTCGAGGACATAGTATTTTCCTTCGTCCCAGTCGTAGGCGATGACGCAGAATGCTGTCGGGTCTCTGTAGCCCACGTCGAGTCCTGCAAATACGTCGAATCTCCTCGTCTCAAGGCTTTCACAATTAACCACACAAGTTTCGTGATTGAAATTCCAGATTTGTCCTTCATAGGTGTTAAAATCTGCCTCGTATTCCTGCTTAAACTCAGCTTCGGACATACTTTTTCGAGCTTCCGCAATATCGCTTTCAGACATGCGAGGATTATCTTTATAAGTAGCTCGTATAGAGCACCATTCCGGAAATTCATCATTAAAACCTCGATCAAAGAATTCAGCAAACCAGTTATTCCTGCCACGAGGTGTCGAGATAAAGATCGCTTTTGAATTCGCTTTATCAAGAGTAGGACGAAGTGCGACATTAAATGCATCTCTGCCGTCTGCTAACGCTGCTTCGTCGAAAATAATGAGGTCGTAACTTCTGCCTACGCAGGAATCGACCTGGTTTACTGAACCCATTCGTATAGTTGAGCCATTATCTAGCTCAATTACTTTATCTTTTGCATTGTCTCTTTTAACTTCCAGCTCGAAGTGTTTGATAAGCTGACGCTGCAAATCAAAAGAAATCTGAGACAAGGAGTAATTAGGAGACATTATTAATATGTTTGAGCCGGGGACAAGCGAGACAAGTTGACCAATTATATTTGCTATATATGTCTTTCCTTGTCTTCGAGATACTGCTGCACAAACAAAACGATACTTCGGATTGTTAATTGCATTTATAATCGCCTTCTGCGAGGGCAGAGGCTGTACGCCGAGTAGTTCCAAATATGGATCTACTGGTAATTTAAGGAATCTTGTCTCAGATTGTAAATCTAAAATCTCGTGCTCTACTATGTCACGTCTACTTATTTGTATTGCCATAAAGGCCTCTTATTATAAAATTTGTATCAATTCCGCCACACCGGCGATAAGTAAACCTTTTAGAGCCACATCAGCTGCACCTTCTTCAATAAGTTGGCTTCTTTGTATATCTTCAAGAATTTCTGTGTACTCTTCTTTTGTTAAATTACCAGTACGATATTCCTGATCTGCCTCAATTATTGCAGTTGCAAGCGTGGTTAGCTCTTTATTATCACTATTTAATACTTTTAAAATCTCGTCCATTAATATCTCCGCATTATTGCATTAGCGATATCTGCACTCTGCTTTTCTAACAAAGTTTTCTTTATATTACAGAAACTTTGAGATATATCACTCTTTTTGTATAGACCGTCTGATGTTTGTTTCATCATGGAAATGAGTTGTCCGACATCTTTTGATCTTTTGCTCTCTGAATATAAATTTAGCTTATCAACACTATATTTTATCTGAGTCGGATCTGGTTTGGTGCAATCTAATTTTGCAACTTCAGCACGTACTTCTACGGCTAGCAATGATTCGTTATCATCGTAGAAGCTCGGTAGAGTGGCGGAACAAGCCGCCAGAAATAAAATACTAGATAAAATTAAGGCTCTCATTTTTTACTTACCGCGTCGGCAGCAAAGAATGCTGAAACTAATACTGCAATCGAAGCGAAATAAGTTGGAGCAATATCTGCAATTAGTTGAGAAGCTGTATCCATACCAAATCCGGAAGTAACAGCAATACCAATTGGATAAACTAAAAGACCAAACAATGAAAACCAAGCCATCTTGCGAATTGCATCTCGTTGAGCATCTTTATCTTCTAGCTCTTTACGTTTGAATTCAAGGTACATTGCTTGTTCTTCGTCGCTAACGTGTCCATCACCGTTTGTATCTGCGGGATGAAATCCTGCTTTTTTAATTTCTTCTTCCATTTTTCCACTTCATTACTTTTGCAAGTCCTAGCTTAAGAGCTACGTCTAAGGGTGTAAATAACCAAAGTACTGGTTTGTGTCCTAGTTTTTCCATTTCTTCCCAAGGAACAAACTTTAGTGTCCAGTTATCTGCGTACATGTTTCCATACCTCAAAATCGCGTGTCCACCACCATTATTTTTTACATAACGAATTTGAGCTTTAAAGGTAATTAAGTTTAGCCAAAATTTTAACATAGATTTATCGCTTATTAGATAAAGTAATGTAAGAGCATAATCTTCACAATCTCCTACGTAAGGATGCTCTTTCATAATTTTCCAGTATTCTTTTGAAGCGTACTGATCTTCGTCGTATTTATACTTCCAACTAGAATTTAATTCTGCTACTTCTTTTTCAAACATTACCATTTTACCTTATCGGCCCAATAAGCTGCGCTCATTTTACCCTTTGCAATGTTCTTTGCGTGTCGTGCTTTAAAAGATGCTCGTTTCTTTTTCATTGCAACTGATTCGCCTGCTTTTGGCTTTCCAGCCGTTTTTGCGCCTTGCTGCCCGAAACGAATTGTCTTTACTTTTGTACCAACCTTTGCCACAACAATGTGTGACTTTTTAGGATGGCCTGGAGTACGCTTTGGTTTATTATAGCCAGAAACTCCAGCTCGCTTTAATCGAGAGTCTTTTTTCTTAACGCTTCTTTTTCTTGCTGCCACGTTTTTTCTTCTTGTATCCACTTGCGTAGATAGCTTGAGCTTGTTTTTCAGCTTGCTTCTTCGTTGGATAAACCTTTCCAGATTTACCCCACTTATATCCGCCTTTAACTTTTCTTACGGGCACGTCTTTGTCTCTTACGAGGAAATGTAGAAACATTTCTCGGCTGCCATGGGCTACTCTATAAAAGTGTCTTCTTCATTAGAAATATCTTCTACTACTTCTAAAGTTTTAGTAACTTTCTTGGGCTCAAAAGACTCAGCAAAATCCTTTGCTTCTTTTTCATTAAAAAAATTTCTTGCAACTCCGGTTGAGGTACGTACTTTCCACTTATTTCTAAGTTTTTCTACTTTTACTTCCATTTTATTCCCCTACTGAACACCTACGCCTACAGCGGCAGCGATTGCAGCTGCAATTAGTAACCAAAATATCTTATTAATACCATTAATTGTTGAAGCACCTGAATTTAAACGCTCTTCATGCTTATCTAAACGCTCTTCATGGTCCTCAAGAGTATCGAGAATACTATTTCGAGAAACTTCTAAATTAATTAATTTCTCTTCCGCACGAGCAATTGCAATCACAGTTTCTGACAGCTTATCTATCTTATTCTCAATTCTGTCTAGTCTACTTTTGTCTGCTTTTAGGTGCTCGGAGAGTAATGATTCTAAATTACTCGTGTCCATTTAATAATTTTTCCATGAGCTTGCCGTAGTTGCCTTGACCGAATGGAAGTGCTTCATTAATCTGAACATTTGTTTGATTTTTAATGTTAGCACCTTCTGCCTTCATAAGTTCCGCTTGGGCTTTTAATTCGTCCATGCGCATTTTATGAGCCATCATCATCAAGTCTGCAAGATCCTTTGAAGAGTAAACGCCTGTTTCCTGAGCCTCTTCAAGTTTGCTATTAATCATTTCATCAAGAACTGATGCAATATTGTTTTTATTACGATAGCCCATGTCGAGATAGACAGTATCAATATACTTTTTGACTTCTCGTTTATTTAAGACTTCTACTACTTTGTTTTCGGCTACGCCCATGAAATCGCAGACGGCACGAATGTTGCCATACTGTAGGTAACAGTTTGCAACTTCAAGTCCTTCCGGAGATATTGTAGTAATTTCTTTAGCCATATTCGTATTATAGTTTCTGGGGGTTTAAATGTCAAGAATTATTTTCCAAAGGTCTTGCTTAGAAACCTGCCGTCCAGCTTATACCTATATTATCGTTACGATAAACTACACCTACTCTTATTGCTGTAAGAGTAAATAACGCCGTATTTAATTTATCCTTTTCTAGCACTCCTACAGAATAGTATAACAGTGCAGAGGTTGCTAAATTTGCGAGTACAATTTTATCTATAGAAGGATCGTTTCCATAAATAGAATTTCCCTCTAGATAGCATTTACAAGGG